CTTTCTCCTTGTTGTTGTGAGTACTACCGAAATTCAGCCAAGGGCCTTGTCATATTAATTAATATGTATTTCTCGACGCAGTACTCGCAGCAATTATATCCTACATTCTCCCATCTTGTCAACTCTTAATCTTGCGCCTTGTTGCCTGTTCCTTGATTCATGGCCCGTGCAACCTGAGGTTATGTCAATGCGACATATTGTCGCAGGCCCACTAAACACTTGTGGGCGGGTCCCACCCGAAAAAAAATAAAAAAATTAGAGCTTGCTTGCTTGCGCCTTATAGATTTTAGATTTTTTATTTGGGGTTGTGGCGCCCTTGGTCAGGGCGCCGTTAGAAATTATTCTTCCATTACTTGAACTATAACAGGGGGTTCATGGTTGATAAATTCATCCATCCTCTCCCAATCAGCTTGGTTTTCTAAAGCTATTTCCTTAGCTTCCTCTTCAGTTGCAGCTTCCACAGTATAAGTAAATTTTTCTTTGTAGTAGGCCACAATGGTGTAAGTTTTTTTAGGCATCAGCAGACTCCTCTGGTTGGAATTTTACAATTACATGCATTCCATCTTCATGCTCTGCAGTAACTTCAAAATCAACACCAGACTTTTCTAGAACTTCTAGAACTTCTTCTTTAGTCATTTGTTTTCCTTTCGTTATTTGGGTAGTTTTGGGAAAATCCCCTTGGCACTACCCAAGCCGTGTATATCTCATTATAATGCATTGACCTGAACTCTGCAGGTATTCCCAAGTAATGAGATAAATATAACTATATATTAATTTAACATTCATGTACATGCGACATAGTGTCGCAGGTACACCAAACACCTGTGGGCGGGGCCCACCCATAAAAAAACACTAAACACTTGAGGGCGGGTCCCACCCGTAGAAAAAAAAATAAAAATAATTAATTTAGAGCTTGACAGTATAGGATAACATAGGATATAATATGCGAAACAAACAACGAAAGGAAAACAAATGAGACCAATCAGAAAACAAGAACTTGAATATTTAGATCGACTTATAAATAACAAGTTCCAAGAAAAGCAAAGTGCGATACGTTCACAGTGCGAAATCGAAGTTCAAAAACAATTAGAAAAGGACTTCAATAAGTTCGTATCTACTTTGAGACTTGATAAACTACTTAAAGACGCTGAACAAGCTGAAAAGGAATATCAAGACTTTAAGTTAAGTAAAGACGCTAAAGAGACTGCTCTTAATCAAAATGCTATTAAGAGAAAACAAGCATTACTTGAAAAGGTTAATCAATGGTCAGACATTAGAGACTGGAGTATTTCAAGCCGTGCTGACACTGTAGATGAAGTTCTAGACAATCTTAAAAAAGCTTGTCGACAAGAACTTGAAGAAAAATATAAGAACTCTGAAAAGGGCAAGTTCTTTAAATATCTACAAAATGGAATAGAGGACGCTAAGAACATTTTATACTCTGGCTTGTCTATTGAGGACGTATGGAAGAACTTAGAGCAGGTGTTTGGTCAAGCACAAATCGAGGTGCGAGTTCCAAAATCATTTACTCAAATTTCTAAATAATTCTTTTCGTTAAGAATAGGCAACGCCCATACAACTGGGCGTTGTCTCAACTAAAAACTTGTGGGCGGGGCCCACCCGGAGAAAAAAATAAAAAAATAGCGCCCAGATTTCCGGGCGCTATTCTTAAAACTATTCTGATATTGTTTCTAGATCATCAAGCGAGTTGTCAGTGCCAGTCATCTGGTTTGCTTGGAACTCGCACTCTTGGACTGGCGTTCCTGTGTCCTGGCACAAGGTCCAGGAAACAGTTTCAGTTAAGTTAATATCTATATCCATTATTGTACGTAGTGTCTGGTAATATTTGTTATTTCTTTTTTAGATTCCTCTTTTAAATCATTTGTGAAATTTAAAATTGTATCTACTTTTTTTCTAACGTCTGTATTTGAGTGACCATTAGAATCTAAAAATTGAATAACCTCAACTAATGTTTTATTCATTTTTTGTATTAGTTTTATTGTGTTTTCCATATTATACCTTTCAGTTGTGGGGTGGCTTTCGCCACCCCGATTGTTGTTAGTTTATTCTTCTTTCAACTATTCTCATTATTTTTTTCATATATGAGTTTCTAGTTTTATATCCGACATTTGTTTCATATCCGATATAGTTTTTAACATACTCTTTAAGGGAGTCTTTTGTCACGTCACCGATTAAAAAGTTTTGATTGCATTGTTTTGCAAATAATAATCTGAAAACAATTTCATCAACATTTTTTTCACAAACATTATTCATATCAACTCCCATTAATACCCATGCGAATCGAGATGCATTGTTGTGTTCTTCATCAGTGAACTTATCCATTTTAACTACCTTAGTGTAGTCGTATGTAAGTGCCATGTTATTTCTCCTTTCGTTAATTAAAATAAGATTATCAAATGAAATAAATCTTTATACAAAATAATGCACTGACTTGTGTGTTGCATATATGACACGCTATTAGTAGTGGTGGCTGACTAACTTTATAGTTGTACTACACTAAACACATGAGGGCGGGTCCCACCCGAAGAAAAAAGGAAGAGGTCCCATGGGGTTGGCAAATACCTTTTAAGCAAGAGGGGGGGAGGGGGTAAAACAAAAAAAGGGGTCCCAGACATTACCCTTTAGTGCTGGATTTATACACCCGGGTAGGGTATAAACTTTTTAAGGTACCATAATTAACATTATGCTTGATATAGAAAAAATAAAAAATTTAAATAATATAGCTGACCCTAAAGTAAGAAAGGAAACAAAATTAAATGTTTTGTATCGTATAGAAAAGGCTAGAAAAAATAATATAAAAAATAATTTTTTAGATTTTGTAAAATACATTTGGCCAGATTTTATTGAAGGCTTTCATCATAAAGAAGTAGCAGATAAATTTAATAGATTACAATCTGGTGAATTAAAAAGATTAATTATTAATATGCCACCTAGGCATACAAAATCTGAATTTGCTTCTTACTTTTTACCTGCTTGGATGATAGGAAATAATCCTAAACTAAAAATTATTCAAGCAACTCACACTGCAGAACTCGCAGTACGTTTCGGTCGTAAAACTAAAAACTTGATTGACTCAAATGAATATAGAGAAATATTTAATACAAGATTACAAGAAGATTCAAAAGCCGCGGGCCGTTGGGAAACGGATCAAGGTGGTGAATATTTTGCTGTCGGTGTCCAGGGTGCGGTGACCGGTAGAGGTGCTGATCTACTCATCATTGATGATCCACATTCAGAGCAAGATGTAAATTCAGCCACAGCTTTTGATAAAGCATATGAGTGGTATACTTCAGGACCCCGTCAGCGTTTGCAGCCAGGTGGACGTATTGTTTTAGTTATGACTAGATGGAGTACAAAAGATTTAACAGCACAACTCATCAAGGCTCAAGCAGCAGAAGAAAAAGCAGATCAATGGGAAGTGGTAGAGTTTCCTGCGATCCTTCCATCAGGTAAACCAGTATGGCCAGAGTATTGGAAGTTAGAAGATTTACTTGCGGTTAAAGCATCTGCTGGTATTGCAAAATGGAATGCTCAATATATGCAAGATCCAACTGCAGAAGAAGGAGCAATCATTAAACGTGAGTGGTGGAGAGATTGGGAAGAAGAATATATTCCACCTCTTGAACATGTCATTCAATCTTATGATACGGCATTCATGAAAAAAGAAACTGCGGATTATTCTGCAATCACAACCTGGGGCGTGTTCCATTTAAATGAGGACTCTGGTCCACAATTAATTTTACTAGATGCGAGGAAAGAGCGTTTAGAGTTTCCAGAATTAAGGCGCCTGGCCCACGAACAATATATGTATTGGCAACCTGAAACAGTTCTTGTTGAAGCGAAAGCATCAGGACTTCCATTAACTTATGAACTTAGAAGCATGGGTATACCCGTTGTTAATTTTTCACCAAGTAAAGGTAATGATAAACATGCACGAGTGAATGCTGTTGCACCTCTATTTGAATCTGGAATGATATGGGCACCTAAATCTAAACAGTTTGCACAAGAGGTTATTGAGGAATGTGCATCCTTTCCATATGGAGATCATGACGATTTAGTAGATTCTATGACACAAGCTGTTATGAGATTTAGACAAGGTGGCTTGATTTCTCACCCAGAAGACTATAGAGATGAGGAACTTCCAAGAACAGAGAGAAGTTATTATTGATGAAAAAATTAACAAGAACAATACCACCACTAAGAGGACCTAACCCACAAGGGTTGAATGTTCCAAATAAAAAGGTTATATTAACAAATTCAGGAAAATTAAATGGCAACTATAGACAAATCACTTCCAAACGAAGTTAGAAAAACTATTGAGATTGAGGGGCCAGAAGCTTCAATAGAACAAACTATCGAAACTCAAGAACAGATTCCTTCTCAAGGAGATACAGAAATTACACCTATGGAAGATGGTGGTGTTGAAATTAATTTTGAACCAGCAGCTTTTAATCAAGAACAAACTCCAGATCATTTTGCAAATTTAGCAGAACTATTACCAGAAGAAGTTTTAATGCCATTAGGTTCAGAACTTTTTCAAAATTATGAAGAGTATAGATCTTCACGTCAAGATTGGGAGACTGCTTATACCGATGGTTTAGATCTACTTGGATTTAAATATGAAAGAAGAACAGAACCTTTTAGAGGAGCGAGTGGTGCAACTCACCCAGTTCTTGCAGAAGCAGTTACACAATTTCAAGCTTTAGCTTACAAAGAATTATTACCAGCAGACGGACCGGTGCGAACTCAAGTTGTTGGATTAAACGATAGACAAAAAGAAGATCAAGCAAATAGAGTTAAAGACTTTATGAATTATCAAATCATGGATCAGATGAAAGAATATGAACCTGAATTTGATCAGATGTTATTTTATTTACCATTATCAGGATCTACATTTAAAAAAGTTTATTATGATTCTTTACTTGAAAGAGCAGTTTCAAAATTTATACCTGCAGATGATTTAATAGTTCCTTATTCTGCAACATCATTAGATGATGCGGATGCTATAATGCATGTCATTAAAACAACTGAAAACGATTTAAGAAAACAACAAGTTAATGGTTTCTATAGAGATATAGAATTATCTCCTGCAATGGATAATGTAGATAATCAATTAAAAGCCAAAGAGAGAGAATTAGAAGGAATTAGAAAAGAAAAAAATAATGACATCTTTACTTTAATAGAATGTCATGTAAATTTAGATATCGAGGGCTTTGAAGATCGTGATCCCAACGGGGAAATAACTGGAATTAAACTTCCTTACATAGTGACGATAGAAGAAGGCTCTCGTGAAATTTTATCTATTCGTAGAAACTATAATATTGGAGATCCTAGAAAACAGAAGATCCAATATTTTGTTCACTTTAAATTTTTACCAGGACTTGGTTTCTATGGCTTTGGATTAATCCATATGATTGGTGGATTATCTAGAACTGCTACATCAGCATTAAGACAGTTATTAGATGCTGGAACATTATCTAATTTACCATCAGGATTTAAACAAAGAGGTATTCGTGTCAGAGATGATGCACAACCTATTCAACCTGGAGAGTTTAGAGATGTAGATGCTCCTGGAGGAAACTTAAGAGATGCATTTATGCCTTTACCATTTAAAGAACCTTCACAAACTTTATTACAATTAATGGGTGTTGTGGTTCAAGCAGGTCAACGTTTTGCTTCAATTGCTGACATACAAATAGGGGATGGAAATCAACAAGCAGCAGTAGGTACGACGGTGGCTTTATTGGAACGAGGCAGTAGAACAATGTCTGCAATTCACAAACGATTGTATGCTTCAATGAAACAAGAATTTAAATTATTATCTAGAGTGTTTGCACTCTACTTGCCTCCAGAATATCCTTATGATGTTGTAGGTGGACAAAGAACTATTAAACAAACTGACTTTGATGACAGAGTAGATATTGTTCCAGTTGCTGATCCAAATATATTTTCACAAACTCAAAGAATTAGTTTAGCACAAACTCAATTACAACTTGCTCAATCTAATCCACAAATTCATAATTTATATGAAGCTTACAGAAAAATGTATGAAGCTTTAGGAGTTAGAGATATAGATAAAATTTTAAATGTACCTCAACCACCAGCACCAAAAGATCCTGCATTAGAGCATATTGATTCTTTATCAGGACAACCTTTCCAAGCATTTAGAGGACAAGACCATAGAGCTCATATCACTTCACATTTAAATTTCATGTCTACAAACATGGCAAGAAATAATCCAGTTATTATGGGTGCATTAGAGAAAAACATTTTTGAACATATTTCTTTGATGGCTTTGGAACAAGTTGAAATAGAATTCACAACTCAATTACAACAACTACAACAATTATCTCAAGATCCAATGGCTGCACAGAATCCTCAAATGCAAATGCAAGTTCAACAACTTCAAATGCAAATTGAATCTAGAAAAGCAATATTGATTGCTGAAATGATGGATGAATTTATGAAGGAAGAGCAAAGAATTACATCACAATTTGATAATGATCCTATTGCTAAATTAAAATCACGTGAATTAGATCTTCAGGCTCAAGAAAATGCTAGAAAAACTAAAGAAGGACAAGAGAAAATTAACCTTGATAAGATGAGAGCCATGATGAATCAGATGAATACACAAGAAAAACTACAACAAAATGAAGATTTAGCTGAATTGAGAGCTGCAACTTCAATTGCAAAACAACAGTTTTCTGATATGAACAAGAAAATACAATAATTATTGTTAAAAACTAAAAAAGGAGTATATTATAACTATGAAAATGAATTCAAAACAAAAAAAGATTGGTAAAGTAATGAGAGAGTTCAAAAAAGGTGAACTTAACATGGGTCAATCAAAAGAAAAAGTAAAAAATCCTAAACAAGCAATTGCAATTGCTTTGTCTGAAGCAGGAATGTCTAGAAAAAAAATGGCAATGGGTGGTTCAGTAAATAATAATTTATCATCAGAGAGATCTACATATGGAAATCAAGTAGATTTTGCACAATTCACACATTCAGATGGAACTTTAAAAGGTGGAATTGATGTAGAAGTTTCTAATCCACAAGAAACACAAGTAGAGCCAGTAGGTGGACAAAAAAGAATGCTTCCGGAGAAAAAAAGATCAGCTAAGTGGTATTAAACCATGATTCAAATGTTAGGAGCTGTTGCACCTTTAGCTAAAATTCTATTTAGCACAATTGAAAAATCAGTTCCTGATAAAGATTTACAAGAAAAATTAAAATCACAATTACAAACACAATTA